CTTCTGTGCATAACGATCCCGTAGAAGCTTTGGCGTCAACCCTGTCACCGAGGTCTGCCGCATGGGTTCGTCGTAATCCTCAATACGCAACAGACCAGCGGCTATTCAATAAAATGATTGCCGCTCACAATCTGGCTGTTGCCGATGGATTGCAGCCGGATTCGGATGATTACTTTGGGTATGTTGAAGATACGCTGAAAGTTCGCAATCAACCTTCAACCGTTGATACTGATAATCCGTTTTCTTCTGCCGCTACACCGACGCAACGTCGCTCTTCTCCTCCCGCAGCGCCAGTTAGCAGAAGCGGAAACGGCACTGGAACGCGACCAAACGTCGTTCGGTTAACAGCTGAGCAGCGTGACATTGCCGCGTCACTGGGCATGACAGAGAAAGAATACGCTCTAAACATGGTTGCCTTACAAAGAGAAGGCAAATTAAATTAAGGAGTTAGCTAAATGAACGAAGGCATAACAGGCAAGCGGGCGCCCAGTAAGTTCCGTAAAATAGCTGCTCCCAAAGCACCTCCGTCTGAAATTGATGATGAGCTCGATGCAATTGCAGCGGTTGATGACGCCCCTCAAGCGCCGGATCTTCGCAAACCACTCAGGTCTGCAATGCGTGATGAAGATCCTCGCGCTCGTGCCACTAAACGTGCTGCCGAATTGCGTGGCGCTTTGGGCGGTATGGATGAAGGAACGGATGACTTTTACGTTAATCCAAATCTGATTCCTGATGGCTGGTCTTATGAATGGAAGCGTCGTTTGACTGTAGGTCAGGAAGATCCTGCGTATCAAGTTCAATTGGCCAGAATGGGCTGGGAGCCGGTTCCTGCTTCGCGTCACCCCAATATGATGCCTCTCGACGGTAGCTATCAGACTATCGAGCGTAAGGGCATGATCTTGATGGAGCGTCCGTCTGAAATTACGGATGAAGCAAAGGAAATTGATTTGAGCCGTGCAAGACAACAGGTTTCTGCAAAGAAGCAACAGTTGGGGCAGGCTCCAGATGGCCAATTTACGCGGGACCATGCTCAGATTAAGCCTAAAGTCAGCAACACTTATGAGCCTATGCCGGTTCCTAAAGACTGATTACGAAGCAACTTCTGGGGGCAGGAAACTGCCCCCTTTACATTTCAAATGTTTCATGTGAAACTAAATCACAAGGCATTGTCCTTAGTCTCCCCCGGCGTGGAGACATAATCTTTCCCGGTTCTTAGTCGCCCCGGTGCGCGATGATGGGCCTCCCGTAAAAAGGAGATTCGTTATGGCAAATACAAACGCGCCGTTCGGGTTTCGTCAGTATAGCGGCACTGGATCAGCCCCCACATATGAACAAGTGGCTGTTTCGGTCGCCTATAATGCCTCTGCCATTTATTATGGCGACCCTGTAACACCTCAATCAGATGGCACTGTTGCTCGCTCAGCTTCGACTGGCGCGACACCTGGCGTCCCTGGCATTGCCGGCATCTTTGTTGGTTGCCAATATCTGTCCGTTTCTCAGAAGCGTACAGTTTGGTCCAACTATTGGCCCGGCTCTGATGTCGCTTCAACAAGCGTCGTGACTGGCTATATCATCAATGACCCGAACGCCAAGTTTGTGGCTCAATCTGATAGCACAGGCATTGCCGCTACTGATGTCGGTTCAACGATTGGGTTTGCGATTGGTTCCGGAACTACCGCTAATGGCCTTTCTGGCGCTTATCTCGACACAACCACAATCAACACCGCAACATACAACATTTACGCTCCCTTCAAGATCGTTAGCGTGGTCAATGACCCGCCAGGCGCTCCTGGGACGCTGGTTAACGGCCAAGCGTATGACTATGCTGTTGTTGCATTTAACTATGTCGCAACGAAGAACTTCGTTGGTATTTAAGGAGTAAGGACCAATGGCTGTTAATCTCTCAGCGATTAAAGACCTGCTCCTTCCCGGCCTCCGTGGAATCACAGGTAAATACGAACAGATCCCGTCGCAGTACGACAAGATCTTCACGAAGCACGATTCAAAGCTCGCTTTGGAACGTACCGCTGAAATGCGGTATCTCGGTTATGCCCAGTTGAAGACTGAAGGCGCTCAAACGAATTTTGATAATTCGGCTGGCGAGCGTTATGTCTACAATCAAGAGCACATCGAGATTGGTCTGGGTTACGCAATCACCCGCAAGGCGATTGATGACAACCTCTACAAGACCCAGTTTGCTCCTTCGAACCTCGGCCTGATTGAATCTTTCAGCCAGACAAAGGAAATCTACGGCGCCAACGTGCTCAACACTGCAACGACGTATAATGCGTCAATCGGTGGTGACGGTGTTGCCCTCTGCGCGTCAAACCATCCTATTGATGGTGGCACGATCTCAAACATTCCTTCGACTGCTGTTGATCTGAACGAGTCTACGTTGCTGAATGGTATGATTTCCATTCGTACGAACTTCAAAGATCAGGCTGGTCTGAAGGTGTTTGCTCGCGGTCGCCGTCTGGTTGTTCCGCCGCAGCTTGAGCCTGTTGCAATTCGTCTTACAAAGACTGAACTGCGCCCTGGCACAGCAGATAATGATGTTAATGCAATCTTCACCACAGCCGGCGGCTTGTCCGAAGGTTATATGGTCAGCGATTATTTGACATCTCAGTATGCTTGGTTCCTGCTTACTAATATTGAAGGCTTGTCCTACATGGAGCGCGTTGCCTTCGAATCAGATATGCAAGTAGATTTCGTAACAGACAATCTTCTCGTAAAAGGTTACGAACGCTACAGCTTTGCATACTATAACTGGCGGTCAATTTGGGGTTCATTCCCGACCTCTTAATAACGGAGACAGTAGATGTCTATTAGCGCATTTTCTGGTCCCGTTGTTGTGTTTGGGCAAGGTCCGTTTCCTGACTACAACCCAGAAGCGGGACCGTCACTCTTCTTTGGCGGCACGGGGATACTTGATCCCCGTGGTCCCTTTACTTATCAGCCGGGGCAGAACTTCGGTTCTACAACTGCTGGTTTTCTTGGGACTGCAAATATCCAGACGTTAAACTACCAGCCCTACGCTCTTAGCACATCTGCTATTGCTGCGGCTGCAAACGTAACTTCTGGAACGGCTATGACGCTCGTTTCAACAAACTCCACTACAACCGGCGTTGCAGTTAGCCAATATACGGTTAACTACAACACTGGGGCCTTGGTGAGCGGATTATTGATGCTTGACGGTCTTGCATCCTTCACGGGTGTTGTGGCCGCTGGCGTTTTGACCGCCTCCAGTGTTACAGGGACCATCATTGTCGGAATGACACTTTCCGGCACTGGTGTTACCTCTGGGACGACTATTGTGTCTCAGATCACTGGGCCTTCGGGTGGCGCTGGAACGTATTCAGTTGTTGGTTCAACAACAGTTTCGTCTGCCACAATTACTGGCGTTACTTCTAATTCTACAAATGGAAACTTGGCTCTTCGCGCTGGCTTTGGCGACGCAGACACCATTCAGTTGTGGAACCCGCAGGCTCTCTGCGCTCGCGCAGTTAGCGTTACTGGAGCGGCCTCGGCCTCTGGTCTAGTTAGTTTCTTGGTATCTGGTTACGACATTTATGGCGTACCGATGTCAGAATTGATTGGACCCGTTGCCGCAAGCACTACAGTAAGCGGTAAGAAGGCGTTTAAGTACATTGCCTCGGTTGTGCCGAATGCAACGGATGCCATTAACTACTCTGTTGGTACGTTAGACGTATTTGGTTTTCCTCTCCGCTCTGATTATTTTGGTGACGTAGGACTTAACTACAACGCCACTTTGCTCACAGCATCGACTGGATACCTTGCGGCTGTCACTACCTCGCCCGCCACCACAACTACTGGTGACGTTCGTGGTACTTACGCAGTGCAGTCAGCAACGGACAAGACCAAGCGTCTTTTCTTCTACCAAAACCCACTTGTCGCGAACATCGGCACTATTGCTGGCTTGTTCGGCGTAACTCAAGCCTAAAGGAGCTTCCTATGAAGGGTAAATCAGCAAAGGGTGGCATGAAGGTCACCGACCCGGCTCCGCATGATGTTTATGCGGGTCGTGATTCGAATGTCGTTAAGGACGCTGAAAAGGGTACTGACGGCTTCAAACATGGCGGCAAGACTAAAAAGGCTGGGATGAAGGCGCACGGCGGCATGGCTAAGCACCATGCTGGTCGCAAGCCTCGTAAGGCTGGTGGCGGCGTTTTCTCTTCGGCTGGTGGCCCTGGCGAACAGCGCAAGCCCGCCCAGCATTACTAAGGGTTGCTGTCCCCTGGCAAATCTTAGCTAATGTTAACAGGGGCCATGCGCCCCTGTTTTCGCTTGGAGAGTAGCGATGTCCGGAGCTTGGACAAGAAAAGAAGGTAAAAATCCTTCTGGCGGTCTTAATGAAAAAGGCCGTGCATCTTTGCGTGCTGAAGGCCATAATATAAAGCGTCCACAACCCGAAGGCGGTCCTAGAAAGGATAGCTTTTGTGCAAGGATGACTGGCATGAAGCGAAAGTTGACTGGTTCCGCAAAGGCTGCTGATCCAAATAGTCGAATTAACAAATCTCTTAGAAAATGGGATTGTTGACATGGCCGACAAACCTTTTTGGGAGAAAAATGCTCCCAAAGATGCTAAACACAAGCATCTTAGTCGCAAGCAGGTTCAGTCTGCTAAAGCAATGGCCCGTGCTGCTGGCCGTCCTTATCCAAATTTGGTAGACAATGTAAGAGCAGCTCGTAAAAAGGATCGTTGATATGCGCCCTATTCAAGTTTCTCTGGGACCGTTTGCCGCACCGAGCGCCACTGCGATCCGCACAGCTTCTACCGCCGTTGCTGGCCAATTGATTCTCAATGGCGCATTGGTGACCAACAACTTTACTGGCACTGCCTCGATCTCAGGCAATACGCTGACAGTAACTGTTGCTTCGTCTGGCGCACTTGGTCCGGGTCAGTTTTTAACTGGCGCTGGTATGACTGCTGGCACTCAAATTGTTTCACAAGGAACAGGTGTTAGCGGCGCTGGCACTTATTTGGTGAACAATTCACAGACGTTTGCATCTGGCACGATTTATTCGTCTCAGGTTGCTACGCTCGATAATCCTCGTCGCATTCAGATCCTTTCGACATCGACAGAAACTGGCGCAATATTCACAATTGTTGGCACTGATTGGTCTGGTGTCACGGTTACAGAAACAATTTCTGGCGTCACAGCAACTGCTGTCTCCAGTAAGTACAGCTATAAAACAGTGACATCTGTCTCGATCAGCATTGCTTCTGTGGGTAGCATCTCGATTGGCACAACTGCATATGCAGATAGCCAACCGATTTCGTTAGATACTTGGGCTTTTGCTTCAACATTGTGCCAGATC